GTCCGGCGACTACATCGAGACCGTGGAGGGGAACACCAACGGCAGGGGAGACCGGGACAGCGAATCCGGCGACGGCGTCTGGCGCAAACGGCGGCACCATTCGCTGGTCAAATGCTACCTGCGGATGGTCGCCCTTGGCTGACGGCAAGTGCGCCAACAGCCGCAACACGGCCGGCACCTGCCCCGCCGCCGGCAAGGGGGCGTTGATCTGCAAAGGCACCGACTGCCCGGGCTGGGTGAAGAAGGGAGGACGCAAATGAACTGGGGAAATGTTGGCACCAACTTTCTAGCCATTCTGGTCTACGCGCAGACGGTCTACCCCGGCCTCAGCGGCGAGACCCTGCTCGCCGCCCTGACCGACGGCACCTGGCTGCCCAAGGCCATCAACCTGGCGCTGATGTATTTTCTGTTTCTGGCCCGCCGGCAGCCGCCCGCGCACATCGACGTCACCCCGCCGCAGGAGTTGCCGCAATGACCATTTGCTACCGTGACGGCTACAAATACCAGCTCGCCGCCGAATACCGGGTGCAGACGACGCTGCGGCCGCCCTGGGTGGTCAAGAGCGACTTCCTGCTGCTCAAGCCCGACGGCCTGCTGGTGATCCGCAAGGGCTACGCCTGGGACGGGCCGAGCGGTCCGACCATCGACACCCGCTCCTCCATGCGCGGCTCGCTGGTGCACGACGCCCTCTACCAGATGATTCGCGAGGGGCTGCTGCCGGCCACCGCCCGGCTGCGGGCGGACGAGGAACTGCGCCGGCTCTGCATCGAGGACGGCATGTGGAAGTGGCGGGCGGCCCTCTGGTTCCGGGCCGTGAGCAAGGCCGCCGCCGGTGCCGCCGATCCCGCCCACGACCGGGTGGTCTACGCCGCCCCGTAAACAAGGAGACCCCCCATGAAAAAGCTGTCCGCCCTGCTCGTCGTTTTCGCCTTCGCTCTCGGTGCATGCTCCACGCTGGTCGCCCTCGCCGAGCCGCCCACCGGGGTGATGACCGCCGAGGCGGTCCACCAGGTGCTCCGGAACAAGCCCGAATGGGTCAAGCCCGCCCAGGACATCGCCGCCGCGGTCATGGCGCAGGCCGGCCCCGCCCCGACGCTGGACGAGCTGGAGAGCCTGGCCCGGGCCGAGATCGATCAGCGCTACGCCTCGCCCGAGATCCGCCGCGAGGGCTACGCGTACGTCGCCAAGGTCCGGCGGGGGCTGGAGACTGACCTCGCCGCCAACGGCGCCTTGAACCTGCTCGAAATCGTCGCCTGGCTGGCGACCATCACCGGGGCCTAGCGCCGATGAAACGCCAGCAGATCATCGAAGCCCTCGCCGCCCGGCTCAAGTCCATCCGCATCGGCGACCAGGTGACCATCGACGGGCAGGCCTACACCTACCAGTCGGACATCGGCCGCAAGGTTTTCGAGTGGCGAACCACCGACCTGACGCCGGGCGAGGGGGAGATGCTCTGCTTCTGGGACCCGATCCTCGACCCCGACGAAGAGAGCGCCAGCATCGGCCACCTCAACCACGCCCTGCAGGTTTTTATCGAGTACGTGGCCGAGAAGCAGCGCCCGGAGATGGCCCGCAAGGTCATGGCCGACGTCCGCGCCGCGGTGGGCACAGACGGCACCTTCGGGGGCCTGGCCGACGGGACCAGCATCGTCCGGGTCGGCAACGACCTCAAGGCGGTGCTCGCCGACCGCAGCCTGGCCGGCATGCTCTGCGTGCTGGAAATCCGCTATTCAACGCCCCGCTGGGAAATGTAACGACACCATAAAGGAGAGCCGCCATGGCACAGGCACAGGGAAGCAGCAGCCAGATCGTCATCCAGGAAGAGACCACGTTCAAGACCGACCCAGTCACGCCCAACGTCTACCGCATCCATTTCATCTCCGAGTCGCTGCGCTACAGCCGCGGGCTGGAGACCTCCGAGACCATCCAGGCAAACCGCAACCCGGGAGCGCCGGCCCGCCTCGACTCCGACGTCGCCGGCGACATCACGGTGGAGCTGCAGGCCTACATCGGTCTTTTGCTCAAGGGGCTTTTCGGCTCGGTAACGACCAGCGGCGCCAGCTCCCCCTACACGCACACGTTCAAGATCGGCAGCTCACTGCCCTCCTTCGTGGTGGAGAAGGGCTTCACCGACCTCGGCCACTATTTCAAGTACAACGGCGTCAAAGTCAACCGCTGCTCCTTCGATATCACCCGGGCCGGCTTCCAGCGCATGGCCTTCGGCCTGCTCGGGGCCAAGGAAACCGTCGGCACCGACCCCTTCGACGCCACACCGACCGACCTCGGGAAGAAGAGCTTCGACGGTTTCGCCATCGCCACGCTCGAAGAGGGCGGCAGCGCCATCGCCAACGTCACCGCGATCACCGGGCTGACCATCGAGAACGACCTCGACCCCGACTCCTACGTCCTCGGCGGGTTGGGCGAGCGCGTCTCGCTGCCGGCCGGCCGGGTCAAAGTGACGGGGACCATCACCGCCCTCTTCGAAAACCTCACCCTCTACAACAAGGCGAAGAACAACACCGAAAGCAGCCTCAAGGTCGTCTTCAATCTCGGTACCGGGGCCGGCACCGCCGGCAACGAGTCGCTTGAGTTCAAGATCTCCGAGCTGATCTACAGCCCGAACGCCCCGGTCATCTCCGGGCCCCGCGGCGTGCTGGTCGAGCAGCCCTTCGAGGCCTACTACGACGACGGCGCCGAGGCGACCAGCATCCAGTGCATCCTGAAAAGCAGCCAGGCCGCCATCTGATGAACGACCTGGTGAAACACTACCGCATCGGCGGGCGCGCCTACGAGCAGCGCCCGCTGGTGCTGGCCGAATTCGGCCGGCTGGCCGGCGTGCTGCGGGGTCTCACCCTGCCGGCCTCGCCCGCCGAGGTCGATATCCTGCTCGCCTTGGGCGACCACCTCACCCTCGCCCTGGCGATCGTGCTGCGCCGTCGCCGGATCTGGCCGCTTTCCCTGCTCGAAACCCCGCAGAGAAAGAGCCTCGGACGGCTCGCCCGGCACCTGGCGCTGCACGCCGATGCGGCCACCGTGCGGGAGGTGGTCCACGATTTTTTTACCTGCAACCCGGTTGCCTCGATCTCGGCAGAGATGAAAGAAGCGATGGCGGCCGGGGGGATCACGACGGAATCGAGGACCTCCTCGTCCTGCTCTGCGGCGGCGACCCCGGGAAAAGAGACGCCGTCCTCTGGAACTTCGAGGTGCGCCACCTCAAGCGATGGGTCAAGCATCGCGCCCGCGAGCTGACCTTTCGCGAGGCGGTGCTCGCCTTCCTCGGCGTCAAACCCGACGGCGAACCCGTCACGGCGCAAGAGAAATACTGCCGGGCCTGCCGCGAGTCGGGCCTTGACGACTGTGCCAGTTGCAGCAAACAGATCGGAGCGCTGAACTGATGGGCGATAAACAGGTCAAGCTGATCATCACCGCTTTTGCCAACCAGGCCGAGGCCGAACTCAAGCGATTCGGCGGCGTGGCGACCAAGCTCGGCGGCGTGCTGGCTGCCGCTTTTTCGGTCCAGGCGATCACCAGTTTTGCCAAGGCCAGCATCGACGCCGCCGACCAGATGTCCAAGATGTCGCAGAGCGCCGGCGTCTCGGTCGAGCAGCTCTCCTCCCTGGGGCACGCCGCCAATCTCGCCGACGTTCCCCTGGAGAGCTTGGGCAAGTCGCTCGGTAGGTTAGCCGTCGGGATGGCCGACACGCTCAAGGGTACCGGCGAAGCCAAGGACGCCTTCCAGGCGCTCGGCATTTCGGTCACCACCGCAGACGGCAACCTTCGCAGCTCCGACGACGTTCTCAAGGACATCGCCGAGAGATTCGCCGGGATGGAGGATGGCGCCGGCAAGACCGCCCTCGCCATCAAGATTTTCGGCCGGTCCGGCGCCGCTCTGATTCCCCTGCTGAATGCCGGGGCGGCGGGCCTGGCCGACATGCAGGCGGAAGCCGCCGCCATGGGTCTGACCCTCAGCACGGAGACGGCACAGGCAGCCGAGCAGTTCAACGACAATCTGACCCGGATGAAAGGCTCGCTGCAGGGGGTTGCCAATCAGATACTGGCGGAAACCCTGCCGACATTGAACAAGCTCTCCGACTCGATGGTTGAGAACGCGAAAAGCACTAACGACATCGTACCGGCCGCCGAGGCCGCTAACACGGCGCTGAAAGTGCTGCTCTCGGTCGGCCTGCTGATGAAGACCACGTATGACGCCGCCGCCGGCTCGCTCAACACCTTTGCCGTTGCGCTGCTGTCCTTGGTCAAGCTGGACTTGAGCGGGGCGTGGTCCCGCTGGCAGGGCGGCTGGGAAGGCGTCTTTGACAACGCGAAAGAGAACGTCGAGCGCATCACCGGTCTGTGGGAGAAGGTCAACCAGTCCGGCCAACGCTTCCCTGTGCCGCCGCCGCCCAAGACCCCGGCCCCGAACCTGCCCAAAGAGGGCAAGGGCGGCAAGGACAAGGCCGCCGAAGCCGCCAAGCGCCTCGCCGAAGAATGGCAGAAAACCCGCGCCTCGCTCACCCTCGATACCGCCAAGCTGGGGATGGATGAATTCGAGCAGAAGGTGGTCGACCTCGCCGTCAAGGTACAGGAGCTGCGCGAGAAGTTCGGTCCTTCCGAAGTTATCGACAACTGGTTCGCCGCCCAACTCAAACAGATCGATGTCGAGCGCATCAAGCAGGCGACCGAAGAGACGAAGAAACTCGCCGAAGCCCAGCGCGCCGCCCGCGAGGACGCGATCAAGAGCCAGCTCGCCGCGGTCGACCTCGCCGAGCGCGAGCGCAGCATCACCCGCGAGGACGCCGGGCAGAAGCGCATCGCCCTGCAGCGCGAACTGCTGGAGCTACAGCAGCGCTACCAGAACCAGATCGACAAGCTCAAAGACCCCGCCGGCTGGTACGCCCAGCAGGACGCCATCAACGGCACCCGCGCCGCCCTGGTCGACCTGAACGACGAGATGCAGCGGCTCACCGGCAGCGAGACCGAAGGCATGGCGCGCGGTTTTGCCAACTACACCGAGACCGCCCGAACCGAGTTCGAAAACGGCGTGAAGCTCGCCGAAGATACCGCGAGCGCCATGGAGGGGACCTTCGAGACGGTTTTCTTCGACGGCATGCGCGGCCAGTTTGAAAGCCTCGGCGACTACGTCGACGCCTTTTTGCGCTCGATGCAGCAGTCGGTGGCGCAGGTGCTGGCGCAGATGGCGACGAACCAACTGATCAACTTCGGCATTGGCGCCCTGGGCGGGGCCATGGGTGGCGGGGTCGGCGGAGCGACGGCGGGCAGCTCGGTTTACGCGGCCGGCACGGCACCGACGGCGGGCAGTGCCTTCCTGGTCAACGCCAAAGGCAACGCCTTTGACCGCGGGCGGGTCACACCCTTTGCCCGCGGCGGCGTCGTGGTCAAGCCGACCATCTTCCCCATGGCGAACGGCGCGGGGCTGATGGGTGAGGCTGGACCCGAGGGCATCCTGCCGCTGCAGCGCGTTGGGGGAAAACTCGGCGTCACCGCCGCCGGCCTGGGCAGCAAGCAGACGGTGATCAACAGCCGGCCGACCTACAACATCGTCACCAACAACCCGAGCGACGTGCGCCGCGCCATCGGCCAGGAGACGGCCCGGCAGGCGCGGATGCTGAAAGCCGCCGACCGGAGGAACAACTGATGGCCTTTCTCGATGTCCGCTTCCCCGTCGATATCAGTTACGGCAGCGCCGGCGGCCCCGGCTACCAGACGACCGTGGTCACTACGCAGGGCGGCCGCGAGTACCGCAACTCCCAGCGCTCGATGCCCCTTTATGAGTACAACGCCGCCTGCGGAGTGAAAAGCCGGGCACAGATGGCCGCCCTGTCCAATTTTTTCAACGCCGTCGGCGGCCGGGCGCATTCCTTCCGCTGGAAAGACCACCTCGATTTCAAGAGCTGCCTGCTGGCCGCCACCCCGGCGGCGCTAGATCAGGCGATCGGCACCGGCGACGGCACCACCGCCGCCTTCCAGCTTAAAAAAACCTACACCGAAGGGGCGCTCTCCCGCGTGCGGACGATCCTCAAACCGGTCTCCGGCACGGTGCTGGTCGCCGTGGCCGGCGTCGTCAAGACGGTCACCACCCACTACACCGTCGACCACGCGACCGGCCTCGTGACGTTTACCGCCGGCAACATCCCGACCGCAGGGCAATCCGTGACGGCGGGGTACGAATTCGACGTGCCGGCCCGCTTCGATATCGATTCCCTGCGCGACCTCACCTGGGATTCCTACGACATCCTTTCGGCACAGATCCCCGTCCTCGAGGTGCGCGATGCCGCGTAATTTCAGCGCCGCCCTCAAAGCCCACCTGGCGCAGCCCTCGACCACGCTGACCACCTGCTGGCAGATCACCCGCCGCGACGGCACGGTGCACCGCTACACCGCCCTGGATGCCGACCTCACCATCGGCGCCGACGTTTTCAGCAGCATCGGCGCCCCCTACTCGGCGACCAGCTACAGCGGCAACACCGATCTTTCGGTCGACAACCTGGATATCGACTGGCTCTTCGGCGACATCTCCCGGCAGGACATCCTGGCGGGGCTGCTCGACGACGCCGAGGTGCGCTTCTGGCTGGTCAACTGGCAGGACCCCGACGCCTCGGGAAAGATGCTGCGCGGCTGGACCGGCGAGCTCACCGTCACCGACGACGGCATCAAGGGGGAGCTTCGGGGGATGCTTCAACGGCTCCAGCAGCGCACGGGATTGATCGTCTCGCCCGGCTGCCGCTACGATCTCGGAGATGCGCGCTGCGGCATCGATCTCGAAGCGCTGGCCGTGGAAAGCACGACCACGGAGGTGGGATTTACCACCGACTTTGCCGACGACTCCCTGGGGACGCCGCCGGTGGGATGGACACAGCGGTACAGCACGGTCAACGCGACTTTTGAGGTAGCCGCCGATGCGACGGCCCCCAGCGGCAAGACCGTCAATATCAATACACCTTCCGGGGCCTCGTCGACGCCGCACATCCTGACGCTCGACGGGTTTTCCGCCGCCGATTGCGAGGTTTTGGCGCTGGTCCGCCCGCATGTGAGGTATTACGACCCCATCCACATTATCGTGCGCGGCAGCGGGGAGACGGGGAGCGAGACGTACTACTGCGCCGCCCTCTACTATACGAACATGATTCGCATCGGCCGGCTGAACGCCGGGGTTTCCAACACCATCGCCAGTGCGTCCTTCAATTACAGCGAAAACACCCGCTACTGGATACGTTTTCGGGCGGTCGGCACCAGCCTCAAATTCAAAATGTGGCTTTATGGGGCGGCGGAGCCCGGTGCGTGGAATGTGGAGACGACCAACAGCAGCATCACCGCCGCCGGGTGGACGGGGTTCGGCAACAAGAATACGCTCAGCCGGGACGGCGACGTGGCCTGGTTCGGGGTTTCGACCAACGGCGAGACGGTTCCGGTGCCGGGGACGGAGTCCAACTACTCGGATCGTTTTTATGATACCGCCCGCACGGAGGCAACGGGCTATTTCAACGGCGGGCTGGTGACGTTTCTGGACGGGGACAATGCCGGGCTGGGGATGGAGGTCAAGGACTACAACCAATCATCCAATCTCATCACCCTGTACGAGCCGCTTTTCTACGCCATCGCACCGGGGGCGGCCTACCGCATCACGCCGGGGTGCGACAAGGTGTTTGCCACCTGCCGCGATACTTACGACAACGCCCTCGTCTTTGGCGGCGAGCCGCACCTGCCGGGGTACGATGTGGTCCTCCAGCGCAAGCAGGGGGGCGTCGTATGAGTTCCAATTCGTGGGGCCCGCTCGCCCTCGGCATCATCGTCGGGCTGCTGACCTGGTGGACGGGCTACGGCTTCGCCATCGGCTTCGCCATCGGCTCGATGGCCGGCTCCCTGATTTTTGCGCCGAGCACCCCGACCATCGACGGGCCGAGCCTGCAAGACCGCCGGGTGCAAAAATCCGAGTACGGGGCACACCTGCCGGTCATCTGGGGCTGGATGCGGACGACGGGAAACGTCGAATGGGTCAAGGGCAACCAGCTCGACGAGCGCATCCGCAGGATCAAGCAGGGCGGCCAGAAAATCCGCATCCGGGAATATTTCGCCACCTTCCTGGTCCTGGTGGCCGACTGCACGGACGGGGTGGGCATCGACGGCGTCGCAAAAATCTGGCTCAACCATGAGTTGGTGTACGACTTTTCCGTACAGCCGGTTTTCGACCCCACCACGGGGACCCTGATCGACAAGCTGGCGGCGGTAAAGATGCCGGGCATCACGTTCCGGATTCTGGACGGGACGCAGAGCGCCGCCGACGACCTGATCGTCGCCGACCTCGGCGCCGGCAACGTCCCGGCCTATACCGGGCGGTCGGGGGTGCTGTTTGTCGATTTGCCCCTGGAGAAATACGGCAACTCCATCCCCACGGTGGAGATGCTGGTGGTCCGCAAATGCGGCACCGCCTACCCGCCGACGGTGGACCTCGACCCTGGCTCCAGCCTCGATGCGCAGTGGCACCGGGGCGACGTGGACCAGGCGACGGGTTATATCTGGTACCTCTCCGACAGTGACTTGCCCGGGGAGGTCACGGTTCTCGACCCGGTGTCCGAGACGGTGGTGGCGACCATCGGTCTGGGTCTGATCCGGCAACCTTCGTCATCGCAAGACGAGGAGGCGCTCGGCATCGGCATCGACTACATCGAACGGACCGCCGTGGTGAGCTGCTACCCCGGCTGGGGGGCGGGGCTCGGTGAGCCGCCCATCGTGGGGACCCACCGCATTGACATCGATATGGACACCTATCAAGTTGTCGGCCGACAGACGGTGGAAATCGGCTATCTCAATTCCATCATCTACAAAACGGGCGGGTTTTTCGCGCAGAGCAAACAGAAATCATACGTCTTCGGGGGGCACACGGCCCTTGGTTTCGTCAAGGACGGACCATTGGATGTGGTCACCGGCCCGGCCGGATATCACGCCGCGCAGGAGCTGGCCCGGTGGCAAGACATGTCGGGGAAAATCTACACCCGCCCGGTCTGGCTGGGACCGGCTGAAGACGGCGAGGTCCCGCCGACGATGGATGAGGGCGATTACTGGTACGTGGTTGGCATGATCAACTATCTCCGGGTGTATTCATCGGGTTGGATTCTGGTGGCCCATTTTCGCGCGGTCGAGTGGGTAGATCAAGGGGCCCCGAGGTGGTGCTGGGACTACAACCGGAATTATCTCTACACATGGGACCCGTCCAACGTGGGGAGTTTCGTTTACCGGCTCGACCTCAGCGAGGACTTGCCGGGTGCGGTAAAAATCGACCTGCCCCACGACTGTGGCGGCCTCGGCTATGACGGGGAGTCCGATACGCTCTTTATCGGCAGCTCGAGCGGGCTTTATGTCTACCGGGCTTCCGATTTTACGCTCATCGAATCCCGCACGGGAATCAACGCGACCGGCGAGCTTTACGCCCCGTCGACGGCGGCCGGGTGGGTGGTTCGAAACTCGGACCTGAACAAGGTTTATTATCACCAGCAGTTCGATACCGAGGGGCCGCCGCTCTCCACCGTCGTCGCGGACGTGCTCTCGACCGTCTCCGAGTTCGAGTTGGCCGACTTCGACGTGACGGCTCTGACGCAGAGGGTCGGCGGCTACGCCTCCGGTCAGTCGCCCAGGGGCACGATCGACCCGCTGCGGCAGCTCTACCGTTTCGATTTGGTCGAGGTGGATCATCAGCTCAAGGCGGTCAACCGCGGCGGCGCTCCCGTGGCGATCATCGACTGGGACGACCTCGGCGCCTATGCCGACGGCAAGCCGGCCCCGGCGGTCACCATCACCCGCCGGCAGGAGGTCGAGCTGGCAAAATCCATGACGCTGACCTACATGGACCCGGCGATGGATTACCAGGACAGCACCCAGCGGGCCACGAAGATCCAAACGCAGAGCGACCATCACATCGATGCCAAGCTGCCGGTCGTCCTGTCCGCCGACGAAGCGGCGCGGACGGTCGAAATCCTGCTGCACCAGGACTGGCTGGCGCGGACGGGCTATGCGATCAGTCTGCCGCCCAAATACGCGGACCTCTCGCCCGGCGATGTCATCAGCATCCCGCAGGACGAAACGGAGTCGAATTTTTATACCGCGCTCGCCTCGGAGATGACCCTGGCCCCGGACTGGATGGTGTCGCTCAAGGGCGTGCGGGACCAGCCGGACATCTACACCTCGGCCGCCACCGGCGCGGCGGGCAGCTACACGCCGCCCACGGTGATCATCCCCTATCCCTCGCGGTTGGAGCTGCTGGATATCAACCCATGGACGCCCGTCACCGGGTATTTCGTCGCCGTCTCCCCGACGCGTTACCCCTGGCCGGGGGCGGACGTGCTGGAGTCGGCGGCGCTGGCCGGTCCCTACGATGCGATAGCGACGACGACCGATGCTGCCGTGATGGGCTCTGCGGTCACGGCCCTCGCGTCGGCGTCCCCCTGGCGGACGGATTACGACAACAGCGTGACGGTCAGGCTGGCCGATCCGGCGGCGGTGCTCACGTCGGGTCTGGCCCTGATCGGGGACGAGATCATCCATTTTTCAAGCGCCGAGCAAAACGGGCAGGAGTGGACACTCTCCACCCTGTTGCGGGGCCGCAAGGGGACCGACACCGGCATGACGCACGCCGCCGGGGAGCGCTTTGTCTTGCTGGATGACAACGTGTTCGCCATCTCACAGCCGGTCTCCGAGCTGGACGTTGCCCACTACTTCCGCGCGGTCACCAGGGGCCAGCGGGAGGAGACGGTCTCGCCCATCACCTTTACCAACGGTTTCAACTGCCTCAAGCCCTGGAGCCCGAAACAGGCCGTTGCCACCATCGGCTCGGATACAGTCCTGGACTGGGAGCGCAGCGACCGGCTGACGACCAACTGGCACCTGGCCGTTGACCTGCCGCTATCGGAAGCCTCGGAGGCCTACGAGGTGGACATCCTCGATACGGACGGCGAGGTGATCCGCACGGCCACCGGCATCACCGCCAGCACCTGGACCTATACGAGCGCCATGAAAACGACGGACAGCGATGCCGGGGAGACGGCGAAAATTTACCAGATTTCAGCGACAGTGGGCCGGGGCTACCCGGCCACCGTCGCCATTTAGGAGGCACCATGCCCTTGCCCGATCTCGGCACCACGCACAGCCTGAAAGAATTGCAGCACCCGCAGGACAACCCCGATGTCACGGTCAACGACATGCGCGACCAGCTCGGGGCGATGGCCGGTGCTGCCCGGCTGGCGAAGAACCTCACCGCCGATGCCGACTACACCCTCGACACCGCCGCCGGCAGCCGCGAGGACCTCTACGGGCTGGTGAAAATCACCGACACCGGGGCGGTGCTGACCACGGGGCGAAACGTCATCGTGCCGACGCGGGTGCAGGTGCGTTTTGTCGAGAACGCCACGGCGCAGACACTGACGGTCAAAACGGCTGCCGGCACCGGCGAGGCGCTGACCGCCGGGCAAAAGGGCTGGTTGCTGTGCGACGGGACCAACGTCGTCAAACTCGTTTCGGACTGGTAAGGAGACCCCATGTCGGAAGGCACACACAAAAACCTCGTCGCCCCCGCCGGGCTCTACGTCCCCCTGGCCCTCTCGACCCCGCAGGACTTCAGCGCCTGGCCGTTCAAGAGCTGGGTCTTCGACCCGGCCGCCCCCGCCGTCGCCCTCGACGAGATCACCGTCACCGTCGACTACACCAACCGCCAGATCATCCCCAGCCTGCCCGAGGCCGACGCGCAGGCGCTGATCCCCGCAGGGGCGACGGAGGTTGATCTCGCCTACATCGTCTACGCCAAGCCGGCCGGCGCCGTGGTGGTGCGCGCCTTCTACGGCAGCCTCAAGATCCTGCTCGCCGGGCCGCCGTCGGGGATCGCATGATCTGGCCGCCCGCCCCCGTAGGCCGCCTGATCTGGCCGCCCGCGCCCGCCGCCGTGTGGGTCTGGCCGCCCGCGCCCGCCGCCACCCTGCACCTGCCGAATTTTCCGGACGGACCGCCCGGCGATCCGGTCACCCTGACCCTGGCCGACGGCACGCCCCTGACGCTTTCCGACGGCACACCCCTGACGATATGAGGCGCCCCATGAGACATCTGCTGATACTTGCGCTGCTGGCCGCCACCGCCCTGCCGGCGCGCGCCGATTGGGTGAGCGACATCCTGAGCCGCGGCGGCACCGCCGCCACCGTCGGCGACACCAACCGGGTCATGATCGACCAGGCCGGCACCACCCGGCTGATGCCGCGCAGCCTGCTGCTGCAGGGCTATTTGACGCAGACGGCGGGGGATGCCCGCTACAGCCTGCTGACGCACGGCCACGCCGGCACCTACGAGCTGCTGCTGGCCTGTTCGGAGGGACAGATCAAAAAATGGTCTGCCGGCGCGTGGATATGCGCGGCAGACGCGGGCGGCGACGACCTCGGCAGCGCCACGGCTGGCGATGTTTCTGCTCTGTTCAGCGGAACCGGGGACTACCTGCGCAGCGACGGGACCAAGGGAACGCCCTCGGGAACCGGCGCGGTCGATAGTGTTTTCACCCGCACCGGGGCAGTTACGGCCACCACGGGCGACTACACCGCCGACCAGATCACGCAGACGGCAACCCGCGAGTTTGTCACCCCGGCACAGAAAACGAAATTGGACGGCATCGCTGCGGGCGCTGAGGTCAACGTCAACCCCGACTGGGCAGCGGTCAGCGGTGATGCACAAATACTCAATAAGCCGACTCTAGGGACGGCCGCCGACAACGCGGAAGGGGATTTCGCCACCGAGGCTCAAGGATCTCTGGCCGACACCGCCCTGCAACCGGCCGGCGACGGCTCGGGGCTTACGGGCATTACGGCGGGGCAGGTAGGGGCGTTGCCGGATACCACCACCACCGTTGCGGCCTTACTGCAATATGGGTACACGTTTTCATTCCGCGCTGATTCCCCGGCCTGTGACAGCGGTCATGTTGACTATGCCACCGTCAACGCTTGGTTGGCCGCTCGGGACATCAACGACACCAACATCTCCTGTGACAGCGGCTTTGCTGCCACAAATACTGTAGTCATCACTGGCATCAGCGGGACGGGCTCCGTTGCAACGATCAGCATGACCGGCCAGCGCAATGTGACTGCAGGACTGAGCGGCATATTTGGCACAGGGGCATTGGCATCCATCGGGGTATCTACGGGAGGGAGCGCAACAGCAGGGTTGAGCGGAGTATCTGGTACGGGGGTAGTTGCCTCACTTAGCATCACCGGTCAGCGAAGCGACACAGCCGGGATATTGGGTGTATCCGGTACGGGCGCAGTTGCTTCCATCGGTGTGACGATTGCTGCCGACGGCACGGTGGCGCTTAGCGGCGTGAGCGGGACGGGGGCACTCGGGACGGTTGCTGCAACTTCCGGCGGGGCACCACCAGATCATACCACTACTTGGGAAACGGGCAATGATGGTTGGACTCTTGTTCCGGGACCAGATACCCCGGCAATACCGTGGGGGCGCATTACAGGGCAGCAGTATGCTGGGTCTTACTCCCTTGCCTTGTCCGGTACGGACGATGGCGCAGAGGGGTATACGAGCGGCTACATCGAGCAGACCTTTGCTAATGTCACAACCGGGAACATTACCCTATACGCCAAGGCCTTTGCCGGGTTCACTGACTTGCACATATATCGCAACGGAGTATCCATAGGAACACTTACCTCGATTGGTACCACCTACACGCAAAAGACCATCGCCATTACAGGTGGCACCAGCATCACCATCAGAATAGAGTCTAATTTCGCTGAAGCGGATGGAACTCATATCGATGAAATTGTGATTCCGGGTGGTGGTTAACATGAGATACTTAACCGGACTACTTCTGTTGCTGACTTTTGCCGTAACAGCGTCAGCTACCGAACTTTTACAGCACGCAGGCTCGCCGCTAGCGACCCTCGGGGTTCAGTCCAGCACCGCGCAGCTACAGGCTAATCACCCATCAGTTATCGACTTTCTAACGGAATACGGAATTGCCGAATGGCCTGTTGGACACGCTGACGCTCACCGTTTTTGGGCAGTCTACACGTCAGACGAGGATTGTGTCACGGGGGCTTTGCCGGAAAATATCTACATTCAGGTCAGTGATGACGGTGTCACTTGGGATGAGTCGCCAGCGGGACTTGCCTTGAATGGCAGCGAGACACAAAAGCGGCTAACCAGTTTTGGCGTTTGCAATCCCGCATACCTTGGGGAAAAGCAGCGAAACGTTGCAGACCCAGCCATCATCTACGACCAGTGGGACGATCAGCTAATTGTGTTCGGTATCTCCGAAGAATGGACCAGCCCAGCAAGCAGCGATTTTCAGGCATACATCACACGGCAGACAATATCAAACCAGCTTGTTGTCGGAACATTGGCGCATCTGGCGAGCACGGGACCCACATGGAACTATGATAATCCTTGGCTTTCTCCGGGGGTAGTTTACGAGAGCCAGAACCACCTGCACATGTGGACAGTGGCCTATGGATTACACGAAATTTACCACCTGGAGTCTACAAACAACGGCTTAACCTGGGGTGCTGCGTCACTGTGCGGACCCAATACTAATGCTTTTTGGACGAACCACTATCCCTTTCATCTTGAGGCTAAAACCAGACCCGAAGGTGGCGGTATAGTCGATTTGCTAATTATGAGCGAACCTGCAAACGGGGATTATGGTGATTTTGCTTCGTTACTCCCTATGCAAACAACGCTTACCGCGCCGACCACTCTATCGGCTCCGCTTGCAATTGACACTATACTTGACAAACCGGCTGGAACAACCGCCCCACAATGGGATAAGGGGCTATATCGCTCAGCCTTCGTGCCGCGCTGGGAAAACCACGAATTGCATTTCGATGTTTGGTATGACGGCGTTGTCCAGTTTTACATCTATGACCGTGTAGGCTTCACTTCTGGGGGATTGGGTATTTTCAACGGACCATCTGTCTATAATAATCGTTCTGCAGGAGCTTATTCACTAGGGACTACAATAGCCCTTTCTATTCCTGTGGGTAGCACAGCAGACATTATTGAGTACGGGTGGGGGTCAACGGAACCAGCAACGCCAGACACCTACTCAAGCCCCGTTACATTACAAGAAGCCATGTTCTGGTGGCGTGGGGTTGATGGGGTAACGCCGGGAGATTGGCAATCGGCAGCATACACATTTCTCCCTCCAAGGTTAGATCGTCTCGGCAACCCACTCACTCGCACCGACAGAAACGGCAACCCCATTACCAGCGCCCCACGGGGCCAATAAGGAGACTCACCATGAACAGAATCCTCAGTATCACCCTCGCCCTGCTGCTGATTGCCGGCAGCGCCTTCGCAGCCTGTACGCAGGCATTCCCGACTTCTGCCAAGCAGGAGTTTCTGACCGGCACTCACGACAGCGCCGACATCTACAAAATTGCGTTCTTCACCGACACGGCAACATGGGGAGCGGCAACCACGGCTTACGCTGCCACCAATGAAGTCACCGGCACCGGCTACACTGCTGGCGGCTTTGCGGTTGTTCCGACTGCTGGCGCAGCCACCACTACGGGCATCATCGATTTTGCCGATATCGCCCCGACGACGGTAACGTTTGCCGCCGCTTCGACTTGCGCCATGATCTACAACACCAGCAAGACCAACAAAATCTTGGGCGTCTTTACCTTCACCAGCGTTCAACCTTCGGCGGGGACTCTGACCGTGGATTTCCCGGCTTCCGGTGCTTCGACCTCGACGATCCGTATTGCCGATATTTGGAATTGGCTGCTGCCTTCGGCGTATGCTGATGAGTACGTGACCCGAAGAGATGCGCAGGTGGAGATCATCGGCGTCTCGGCCCTTGCTGAGGCAGCAGGGTTCAGGTAGCAGACCCGGCCCCTCTCCGGAGGGGCAAAAGGAGGCACAATGACCTGTGGCAGAGTCCGACCAGACGGCACATGTTTCCTGACCCTGAAAAAGTCGGAATGCCCCTGTTACCGACGCAACCCTGACAGCGTGTACGCGCCGCGGGCGGATGCGTTCGATGGGTCCTGTAAAGCCCGAGAGCAAGTAGCCAAGCGCCCCCTCTTGCAGGGGGGCATGTCTGAAATTGTCTGAAATTCCGCAACAGAAAAGGGGTTGGCCGTAACGGCTAACCCCTTGATTTTTGGTCGGGACGGCAGGATTCGAACCTGCGACCCCCTGCTCCCGAAGCAGGAATTTGATACTATTTCTTTTTTGTTTTCGCGGCTTTGGCTGCCGGTTTGCTGTCAGACATTGCAGACAGGGTTTTTCGTTTGCGCAGTTTGGCGGCTTCGAGCTGCAGCACCTGGTCGCTCATGTGGGTGTAGATCTCGGTGGTGCGGATGTCCGAGTGGCCGAGCATGGTCTGCAGGCTGCGCAGGTTCACCCCGCTGCTGACGGCGGCTGTGCCGAACGAGTGTCTTAATAGATGATTTCCCACCTGTTTGTCAAGCCCGGCCTTGCGTCCGGCGCGGGCGATCTCGCGCTTGATGTTGAGGTAGGGCTTTTCGGTCTGCGGGTTGATGAAGAGATAGTCAGCCGGGGCCTTGCCTTTGCAGGCTTCTTTCAGGGCGGCTTCCAGTTCGGCGCCGATGATCGGCATCTGCCTGATTTTGTGCATCTTGCCGGTGATGATCAGGGAGCGTCCGGCCAGATCGACCTGCTCGCGGGTAAGCTGCAGGGCTTCGTTGCGTCTCAGGCCGCACCAGGCCATGAGCTGGCCGATGGTGCGCTTGTCGCCCTGGAGCTGGCCGAGGAGGGCGTCGGCTTCGGGCGCGGTGAGCACGGGCAGGCGCTTGGGCTGGCAGTATTTTTTTTCGAAGAGCTGAGGATCGGCGCCGGGCTGGTGGCCGTTGTCCCGGGCCCACGCCAGATAGGCGCGAAAGTAGGTCAACTCGATGTTGATGGTGCGCCGGCTGACGTTCTGCGCCAGGCGGTGGGCCTTGAACCGCTCGTAGTCGATCTGCCGCAGCAGGGTGAGGTGTTTGTCCCCCAGGTGGGGCAGCAGGCGTTTGAAGGCGCGGTCGCACTCCTCGACGGTCTTGGCCGCCCGGTGGATGGTGTACCAGTCGAGAAAGCGGCCGAGCAGGTCGACGACGCGGCAGTCGGTGCGCTCGGCGGGGATGCCGCGGACCTCGGCCTCGAAGGCCTTGGCCTCGGCTTCGGTCCCCTGGTAGGGGATGACCCGCTGCGGGGCGCTGCGCCCCCGGCTGATGACGATCTGCCACCAGTCGGGGCCTTTGGTCGGGTGTTTGCGGATGGCCATGAATTTATTTTTGCCTCAATGCGTTTTTTTTACATTTCCCTGTTGACACCGGTTCTAGTAGTGGTACTATATACACAACAGGGAGCAACAAACAAAACAGGAGGACAAAATGGCACTCAGCGGACTCGAAATCGCACGGATGGCAGCAGAATTCAAAAACAGCCCGGCCCCCGCTAAGCCCGCCGCTGCTAAACCCGCGGGCCGCGTGAAAGTCGTCGCCGGCACCAAAAAAATTGGTGACACGATCAACGGCCACACGATAACCGGTTTTGGCAAAACATGGAGCCAGTTCATCGCCGACCATGAAACCTCGGCATGGGGCCTCGCCCCAGGCAAAAACTACCGCCTCGATGTTCAGTACGCCTATTTCAACTAACCAGGAGGAACACATGACAAAAGGAATCTACAAGCTGACCGACGATTTCCAGGTTGTCCAGTACTCTGGGGAGTACGTCAGAGACATCAATTTTACCCCCGATGACAGGCGGTTCCCAGATGTCGCAATCTGCCGGGTGTTTTCAAGCCGCGAGGATGCAAAAAAGATACTCTCCGCGCTGCAGGCCTAAATCACAAAGCGCCAAGCCCCCGGCCTTGTAGGGGGCAAGGAGAACACATGGCCCGCAGCTCTCACCGCAAGCAAATCAACATCACCGCCCCGTCTCTGACCCACCAGCAGTTGCGGGAGTTGGCCGACAAGCTCGGATTGTCAATGGCGGGGGTGATCGCCCTGGCTCTTGACCGCCTGCACCAAGCGACATTCCGCTAAATCCTAGCCCCGTTCACGCGGGGCTTTTTTGTTTATTTTTTGAAGATTTTAGCCATTGATTTATGCCCCCGGCTGATGACGATCTGCCACCAGCCGGGGCCTTTGGTCGGGTGTTTGCGGATGGACATGGTTATAGAAACGTCAAGTCAATCAGTTGCCACCTGTCGCCCCCGGTGTGCTTCAACTTGCATTTGAAGTGGCTCCTTATCTGGGCGCCAAAGCCGTTCTGTGCGTCGACGTAGCCGGACACTTCCCATCCGTCGACCATGTCGTAGGCCTGGAACTGGCCTGACGAGGGAAATTTGGCCGTGGAGGGGGCCTTGAGGTTTTGTTTTACAAATACCTGCGACATTAAAATGGCGTCAAGTCGGCTTGGCTCTTTGGGTGCCGGGGGATCGTCGCTGAAAATACCAACGAGAAGGGCGAGAATAAACATCACCAGAAGGAACCCTCCGCACCCAAGTTTCTGGTGAAGGAGCGGGAGTTTTGCCCCGCAATGGGGGCAGGCCTTCGCATCCGTGCTGAATTCTTTCTGGCAGTCCTTGCATTTTATCAAAGCCATTTTTCACCCTCCCTCAATAATTACCCTCCACCCCAGCCGCCTCATCTCTATGCGGAGTTCTGCGCCTGTGAGATTTCCCCCTCGCCTCCGCCTGCCTGATATTCTTTCGCGCTGTTCTCCAGCATGGTCAGGGCCGCCCGCCTGATCTCTTCGCTGGCGTGGTGCCAGGCGTCGAGCAGACGCTGTTCTTCGCCGCTGATCCGGCTGCCCGTGTATCCCTCAAGCGCTTCGCGGCCCTCTTCCCCTCGCGCGTCAACGTGGCCAGTTAAAAGCCATCCGACATTTACACCCAACGCAGTGGCAAGTTTCGAAATCGTATCCGCTCGAGGGTTCGGCGTCTCTCCATTAATAATTAAAGAGATCCTTCCCTGGCCAACGCCCGATTTCCGCGCAAGGTCGGCAGGTTTTAGGCCTGCGGAATTTAAAGCTTTTTGTACCCTCTCACCAATGGTCACTAAAAAACTTTCGAAAAAGTAAATTTTAAGGTTGACAGTCTTACGAATTCGAATTATAAGTTAACCATAGTTCAAACACACCGAGCAAGAAACCCGAAGGAGGTCCAGATGGCAGCATGGCGGCAGTTCATCAGCGAAGTCTGCGACAGCCCCGAGACCGAACGATTCGTGCAGTCACTTGCCGGTTTCGCTTTTGGCGAACAGGCCGGTGACGATGGACGAAAGGACGGCTGAGGGGTCGGCAGCAATCTCGGCCAGCAGTTTCTCGGCCTGTTCGGCGGGGACCTGCTGGCCGAGGCTGGCGGCCACGTTCGGACTCATGTTTTCCAGTGCCCAGTTGAGGATGTCTTTTTCTGATCGGGGTGAAAACGAGGCGAATGCTTTGGCCATGATTTCGAGACGGGTCATGGGGGTTCCTCCGGTTTCTTATTTTTAACCATAGTGACATTAGCAAAAACGAAAGGATAAGCAAATGAAAATCAACTCTCCGGCCAGTCGGCAGAAAATCCGCGAGCGCTACGGCAGTGTGCGGGAGTTCGCGCGGCAGTGCCAGGAGCCGTTCGGCATGACCGAACTGGATGTCTCTTACAACATGATCGGCAAGGTGTTGACCGGCGCGTTGGGCGGACAGGAGCGCCGGGCGTCGATCCCCCGGGCAATCCGACTGCGCCTGGAGCGCGAGGGCCTGCTGGTCTTCGAGCCGGACGGCGAGACCGACGCGGCGGCGAACGGGTAAGTGCATTCTAACAGTCCTGCGGAAAAGTCAAGGAGCCACCCATGCGCCTCACCACTATCCTCTTTATGCTGATCGTTCTGGCCACTGCCGGCTTTGTCGGTGTGACCTGCTTCACGGCGGTCTCGGCGTGCAGCGAGCGGTTGACCTGTGCGCTTCAGGTTGTGGAGGGCTGAGCGATGGGAGCGAAAACGGAGTCAAAGGTGGCTGAGCGGTTTGAGGAGTGTCTCCGCGAGACAATCGCCCAGGCGGAGCAAACCGCCACCCTGTACCGGGCCACAGCCGGGATCCCCATCCAGGGGATGATGGATCAGTTGCTCGGCATCCAGCGCGCCATGTACGCGCTCGTCCCTTATAACTCGCCCTCGTGGCCTGCCGTGGAGGCGCTGCACGACCGCTACTGGCAGCAGGCCTGTGAAACACGGGATCGGCTTCTGCGGGCTCTGCGCGAGGAGGGGGCGTGATCCTCTCCCCCGCCGACATCCACGCCATCGCCGCCGAGGTGGTCCGGCTGCTCAACGGCCAGACGACCCGTCGCGAGCGGGCGGACGAGGGAGCGGCCCCGCTGCCGGGCAGTTTTCGGGACCGCTGCCGGGACGCCCTGGAGCGGGAGACCGCCAACGCGGCAAAGACGCGCCGCCGCAAGGGGCTGCGATGATCGGGATACTGTGCATGGTTGGGCTGCTGGCGCTGGTCTGGATCGGGCTGTTGTGCTGGGATTTCCGGCGCTTAAAGTCGGGTAGAGACGGCGGGCATTTTTAAAAAAGGGGATGGGCCGCCCCTGGGCACACCCCGGCCATGTTAATGCGTTTACCATGTAGTTTTTGATTGTCAAGGAGCGGATATGCAATTAGCGACGGTGTTAAACCTGATCCGCTGTGAAGCGGAGCGCCAGCAGCAGATTGGCAAACACCTGCAATTTACGCAGGTCGACCAGGTGGTGGCCCGGCAGATGATTGAAAACATCGCCGTGCTGTTGAATATGGTCACCACCTGCCCGGTGGAAGATTTGCAGGTCATGAGCGATTTCGCCACGCGGTGCCAGTCGCACCGCTTCCTGAAAAAGCACTGCGGCGGCTGCGAGGAGTACGATCGAGTCAATCAATGCCCGGTAGGCAGCGGAGTTCCGCTGTGAGCCGGGCGTTTCTGTATGTGCGGCTGCGCTACCTGCTGGCGTTGGCGGCGCTCAGCGTCTATCAGTTCCTGTTTACCCGCTGGGTGCGGCTGTGGCTGTCGTGGCACTACCAGCGGATAGAGGTGGTCGCGTTGGTAGCGGGGGCTTTGTGCCTGTTGGCTTACGTGCTGGTGATGGGCTGGCTGTGCTTTTCGGTCTGGCCGTACGGGAGGTGAGCGATGAAGGGTTGGCTGCTGGTGCTGGCGATTGTGCTGCTGTATGGGGTTGTGGGCGCGCTGGATTGCGCCCAGTTCGACCAGGGCGTGGTTTCTGTGGCGAAGGTGGGCAAATGAGCGAGCGCAACCAGGAGAGGCTTTTGACCGACGAGACGCCCTGCTTTGGGTGTCCGAACCTGCAGCGGGTGGAGTCGGTAGCGGGGGCGAAGGTGATGGTCCACTGCAGCGGGCAGTGTCCGGAGGTAGCGGCGCAGGTGTCCGAATGAGCGCGTACGGCTGTCTGATCTGTCCGCCGCTGCGGCGGGAGCTCTGTCTGGTCCCCTGTACGCCGGAGATCGCCGAGGCCCGGGCGAAGAGACACCAGGAAGTCGAAGAGACGGAGCTGCGCTTCACCCCTCCGGTGAGGCCGGCCAGGGAGTTGAAGCCGTTTTACCGCGACGGGGTGGTGGCTCGCTCGATCCGACACGAGACGGTCGACAAGTTAAGATAGTTTCCCTGCCCGGCGCGCGGCTCCTCCTCCTGCCGCGCGCCGGGAATTTTTCACGGGTGATGAGATGACGGCTGATGCTGCCGAAAAATGGCTGGAAGAGAACGCGATCCGCTGCGAGCGCTTTGAACTGCGCATCTCGCCGCATACCTGCCAGACCTACCAGCGGGAGTGGCCAATCCGGTGTCAGGGGTGCGCGGTGGCCGGGGTGACCGGACCGCTACCGGTGGCAGAGGCACCGAAAGGCTGGCGGCGCGGCGTCAGGATCAAGGCGAAGCACGGGACGAGCCCCTATCCGACGCATTACCAACCAAAGGGAGACGAAGTCGTGGCCAAAATTGCACTGTGCGCCTGCGGGTGTGGCAAGAAGGGGAAGATTTTGGCGCGCGGGCTGCTGGCGAGCTGCTACGAGAAGGCGCGGAAGGAGGGGAAGCGCGATCAGTTCCCGACCACGATCAAGACGGCCGGCCATCTTCCTGCCGCCGGGAAAATGGCCGGTGCGGCGCCGTCGGTGGGTGAGATGCTGGCGCCGGAGATGGACCCGGGGCTGAACGATCCGCCGCTGATCGAGTCGCCCCGGGCGGCTGAGCACAAGAGACTGCCCGGGGCAGGATATGACGCCTCCGTTTTTGCCCAGGCGCTGGATGCCGTCCTGGGTGACGTCCGCAAGACCCTGCTGGCCAAGAATGCCGCCTACGGGGACAGCGCGCTGAACCCGGTGCGGATATTCAGCAAGGCCGATCCAGTCGAGCAGCTGCGGGTGCGCATTGACGATAAGCTGAGCCGGCTGATACGCGGGCAGGACACGGGTGAGGACACGGAGGGCGACCTTCTGGGTTACCTCATGCTGCTGCGGGTGGCGAATCGGCGGAGTGGCCATGTCTGACGTGGTCGACGCGGTAGCGGTGGTGCAGGTGAGGGAGCGCGACGCCCTGGTGATCCAGTACCTAGCGGACTGTGGCGCCTGCGGGCGGCCGCTGTGGCGTCGGGCGTCGTTTCGGACGGTCCCTGTCGATTATATCGTCTGCGAGAATTGTCGGACGATAAATATGGTGAGGAGGCCGAAGTGATGACCTGCCCCGACTGCGGCTGTGCTTGCCGTCCGCAAGGCCGCTGCTGGTATTGCCCGGCGTGCGGCTGGAGCGTGTGCCAATGATCAGCACCGACTGCCCGACCTGTAAGGTCTGCCACCTCTGCCCGCCACGGCAGAAGGCGAAGCATAACCGGGAGGCGGTCGTCGCCTGGGCCAACGATAGAGCTACGCCGGAGTGCCCGTTTTATGCGGAGCGCACCTACCACGGCATTGATGGGGTGTTCGATTACAGGGAGTGCCGAGTATGATCAGCGGGAAACTGGAAGGGTTCAAGGAAGCATTGCAGGGTTTGGGCGAACTCCAGAAGAAAATGCCGTCAATCGCCGCGAGGACTTTAACCACACTGGCGTATGACGCGAAGAAGGAAGTTGAGGGCTGGCTGCCGCGTGTATTAGATCGCCCAACGCCATACACGATGAGAAGCCTGTTTGTTTTCCAGGCGGAGAAGAACGATCTGCGGGCGGCAGTTGCTTTCAGGAGCGAGTTTGGCAAGATGCCGCGCACGATGATGGACTCTATAGAGGCGTCGCGCTCAATGCGTGTTCAGGTGTTCGGAGGGGCGAGGCGGCACAAGGCGAGTGAACGGACGCTTCTGTCCAACGGGATCACCACCACGAGCCGGTCCTACCTGGTCCCGGCCAAAGGGGCGCAGCGGGACGCCTACGGCAACGTACCCGGCTCCTTTATGAACAAGGTGTTATTCCAGGGAGTGAAGCGTGGCTCAGCGTCTCAGGGTTATCACCGCCCATTGAACAACCGAGGCCAGCACGAAGCCAAGAGGAAGGGTCAATATTTCGTGATGCGGCGTGATGGAGTAGCTCGCGGCATTTACCAGAACATGGGCAAGAAGGCTCCGCCACTCCCGGTCTTTCTTTTTGCTGAAAAGGCCCAGTATAAAAAGCGGGTTTCTTTTTATGCCATAGCTCAAGCGGTGATCAACCGAAACTGGCAGAAAAGGTTCAATGAGTCGTATGACGTGGTGGCCGCGAAGTATCTACGCTGAACTCCCCCGCACCCCCTCTGTTCACGGGTCGGTCAGTAGATGTAGTAGCCATCGCGGCCAGCCGAGGATAGGGAGTGAAGGCCGCGATGGTCGTGGGTCCTTCCACAGCCCCTCATGATACGGGTAGTTCAAACCCCGGTTTGTGAGTCCATTTAATTTTTTGCTTTCTGCTGGAAGAATGGAATATTTCGTTGATTTCCGGCTATTTATGGCCGATTTACCAGAAATGTTATAACGGGCAGAAGGGCAGATGATAGAGGGCCAACCAGATAATATCATCCCTTTGCGGCAGCAGGTCGAAGAGCGCATCGCCGCAGAGTCTGCGCAGATCGCCAAGGCTGCGGCAGTAAAGGAAAAACAACCGACGGCGGGCGGTCCCGACGATCCGCGCTTCGTCCGCCAGTGCCTCGAAGCTAACGAGCGCGGCGACGGCGTCCTCGCTGCCGCGCTCCACCGTGGGAAATTCGTCTACGTCAAATCCCGCGACGAAAAATCCAAGGCATGGTTCCGCTTCAACGGCGTCCACTGGGAGGTAGACAAGGCCGACGACCACATGATCATCCCCGAAACCGTCGCCCTCGTCTACCAGCGCGAAGCCGACCGGCTCAAGCCCGAGATCGCCGAGGCCCGCGACAAGGCCGAAACCGCCTCCAAGGCCGCCGCCAGGCTGACCAAGCAGCTCAAGCAGATGATCAAGGACGATGCGCCCGACGACAGCATCGCCGAGACCGAACGGATGCTGCGCGAAGAGGAATTGACCAGCTCCACCACCAGCGCCCTGGTCAAGGCCCTAGTCCGCCTGCAGAAGGACTACGCCGACCGCGTCGACCGCCTGCGCGCCCTGCGCGGGGCCAAGAACTGCCTCGAATTCTCCCACAAGATCGGCCCCGGCGGCCTCTACATCTACGGCGACGAGGTCGACCAGAAGCCCAACCTGCTGCCCTGCCGCAACTGCGTCATCGACCTGGAGACCGGAGAGCCCACAGTCGGCCAACCAGAGGATTTCCTCGTCCGGGCACTGCCCATCAATTACGTCGCAGGCATGGCCCGTCCCGCCTGGGAGAAGTTCATCAGCGAGATTCACGAGGACGACGCCGAAAAGGTCGCCCTCATCAAGCGGTGGTGGGGTTACTGCCTCACCGGCCACGTCCGCGAGCAGATGTATATCATGTTCACCGGCGACGGTGCCAACGGCAAGGGGACCATGCTGGAGCTCGCCCAGGAGATTTTCGGCGAACTCGCCAAACAGATCATGGCCGAGATGCTCGTCAAAACCCGCAACGTCCGCTCCTCCACCGGTGCCTCACCCGACATCCTCTCCCTCTACGGCCGGCGCTGGGTATTCGTCGACGAGACCAACGACGGCGACCGGGTCAACGACGCCGAGATCAAGCGGACCACCGGCGGCAACCGCCGCAGCGGCCGCGGCCTCTTCGACAAGTTCGACACCGATTTCAGGCCCACCCACAAGCTGAGCATCGTCACCAATCACCCACTCAAGGGGATCGCCGAGACCTACTCCCTCAAGCGACGGCTCATCTACCTGCACTATCCGCTGATCTACGATCCCGACCCCGAGGCCGCAGCCGAGAACGACCCCGGCAACGCCCACCGCTACCGGCGCATCGACAAGATGCTGGACCAGAAGCTGCGGGATGAATTGGAGGGGATACTTGCCTGGATGGTCGAAGGGGCGTTGGAATGGTACCAGACCGGCCTGGCCGTCCCGCAGTGCCTCCTCGATGCCGTCGAACAGGTCAAGGTCAGGGAGGACACCCTCGGCCAGTTCCTCGCCGCCCGGGCGCGCCTCGGCGAGCACTGCGAAATGCCGGCCAAGGATTTTTTGACCGCATACCAGAAATGGTATGCGGAGGAAGGCCACTCGGAGAAGTGGAAACCCACCCGCAACGTCACCTACGACAAGCTGCGCGCCAAGGGTATCCGCATCCCCGACAACCGCACCACAGGCGGCACCACGACCATTTTCGGCCTCGATCTCAACCCCTTCTGAGGGATGTTTTCCAGGGCCTTTTTCGCTGGCAGATTGATACGGGGGTACGGGGTTTTATGTTTTTATGCTTACCATATGTTTTCAGAAAACGCGAAAACATAGACCTGCTCCAGCGGAATTATTGAGTTTTATGTTTTTATGTTTTTGTTTCACGCGCGCGCACATGTGAGGCAATGAGAAAAAGGTCCGAACGTGAAAGAAGAATATTTTTTTAAATCCTATAGAGAAAAACACGTTTCAAAAGCATAAAAGCATAAAAAATAGAGTTAAGTGTTTAAAAACAAAAGGTTTTTTCTTTATGTTTTTGTAATGTTTTCGTTATGTTTTTATGTTTTTGCCGGTTTTGAAACCCTCTTTTTTCTGGATGATTGAATCATGACCACCCTCGAACTCGCAGAATCCCGCGTCCCCATGCGGCGGGTCGGCTCCGAATGGCACGGCCCGTGCCCGGACTGCGGCGCCGGTAAGAGCGGCGAGCGGCACACCGACCGCTTCAGCGTCAAGGCCGACGGCCGCTTTTTCTGCCGCATCTGCACCCCGGAAGGCGGCGATGCGGTCAAGTTCTTGCGCAAGTTCGAGGGGAAAAGCTGCCCCGAGGCCCACGAGGCCCTCGGCAAGGCCTGCGACTTCACCGGCTGCCCCGTCCGCGAAAAGTGTCGCATGGGCGACAAAGCCCCAGGCGTTCCCACGCCTCGCAGCCTCGCCCCGCCCCGGGCCGGCCAGTCGCCCGCCTTCGTCCCGGCCGAGGTCATCCCGCCCGCCGAGCGCTGGCTGAGAGCGGCCGAGAAGCTCGTCGAGACCGCCCACGCCGCCCTATTGGCCCATCCCGAGCAACTCGCCTATCTCGCCGGACGGGGACTGCCGCGCGAAGCCGTCGAAAAGTATCACCTCGGCTGGATATCTGATGATCTGTTCCGCCCCCGCTCCACCTGGGGTTTGTCAGAAGAATTCTGGGACGGAGGCAAGACTAAGAAACTCAAGATCCACCGCGGCGTCCTCATCCCGACTTTCGTCGACGAGCGGCCGCACCGTCTGCGCGTCCGCCGTCCCAAGGAAGACCTTAAGGAAGGCGAGCCCGGCTATATCGAGGTCAAGGGGAGCGGAAACGACCGGGTCATCCTCAACCCGGCCGCCCGCGCCGTCGTCGTCATCGAGAGCGACCTCGACGCCCTGCTCATCGACTGGCTCGCCGGGGATATCGTTGGCGCCATGCCCACCGTCAGCGCCTCGGCCAAACCGAAGGAGTCGACCTGGCCAATCCTGCAGCAGGCCCTCTGCATCCTCGTCGCCTCCGATTATGAGCCCGTATGGGATGAGGCCAGTCAGCGCTGGACCAACGTCGGCGGATCGGCTGCGCAGTGGTGGCGGCAGCAATTCTCCCGCGCCAAGCGCTGGCCCGTCCCAGCCGGTAAGGACCCCGGGGAGGCCTACCAGCAGGGCGTCGATATCCGAGCCTGGATACTCGCCGGGTTGCCTCCCGTGTTTCACCTCCCGGTGGTGCCGAACGAGCCGAAGCCGGCCACTCCACCGCCGGCCGCCGCCGCGCCGCCTGTGCGCCTCGCCCCCATTGCCGAGCCGGTGCACGGCGTCAGTGCCGGCGGGCGTCCGTTTATCATCGTCAACACCCGCGGCCAGTTTCGGCAGATGACCGAGCAGCACCCCGGCGTCGCCGTGGTCGGCCGCAGCGAGCTGGGGCGCATCGATCCCGAGGCGACCGAGGCGGTGCTGATGGTCAAGGGTATTTTTCCCGGGTGCGAAGTGCTGCGCACCGACATACTGTAGGAGTCCCCCATGTCCTGGATGACCATGACCTGCGGTAAATGCCGCCACGAAGCCGACATCGACGAATTTTGTCGCACGCCCGTCTCCGGCGAGCTGCCGCCAGGGGTCTACCAGTGCCCCGCCTGCGGCGTTGCCGTGCGCCGGCAGACGGCCGGGCCTGGCACGCGGTATGAGTCGGGGTTGTACGTGCCCGGGCCGGTGGAGATTGTGGTGGTGAATTCGAGATTTTAGCGACAACGAATCAGCTCAAGGGCGCGAAGCGTCCGCTTGCAGCGCCTTATTATGGCGCGGGAGGTAGAGAGTGAGAAAATTTAAAAAGGAAGATAGGTATTTAGTGCTGAAGCGGAAGGATATTGCACACTCCTTGTCGGAGCTTGAGCAACATCTGCTTATGTGTATTTCCGCAAAAATCCACAAAGATCACCCCCGCCACTGTGTTGTAGTGGAACACGACTGGCCGGAGTATGAGCCAACGTGGAAGGCCATCGAAAATAGGATGAATGGAAAACCCCCTGAGACCGGCCACCGTGGGAGATCGAATGCTGCCGCAGTTGGAGACTGCGTACCGGACGGGGCAAATGCCCCCACTGCTGCCATGGAATGAGTAGCGATGGCGAACGGGCCGCGTTTCAGCGGTGAGCGAAGCGATCCGCTGAAAACAGTGGTTAGCCATTTTACGGAGGTCAAATTGAGCGAAGAACGTAAAAAATACAGGTGTAACAAAGCGGATGAGTGCGGAGTTGCGGACGAATGTTTCCACGGAAAACCGCACGAGCCTATCCGCTGCGGGAACTGTTCAACGTGGTGCGATCAGTCTATTTTCTGCCAACCGGGGACGGCGTGTCTCGGCAGAAAAGGAAGGCTAAATGAAGAAAACGGAAAGATGAATAAGCCTGTCCGCGAGCTGTTGCCGATGAAGTGCGTCGAGATAGTTTGTGGCTAACGATTGGAGGTAACGAGCATGAGCGGAGCGAATGACTCTGTTGACCGTTTGGTTATCGAGCAGCAGTGTAGAGCATTGGATTGTGTTGCTGATATGCGAATGGCTGCATCTCGCTATCGACAAATGGGAGTCAAGGCATTAGCAAGGGAATATGAGACGCAGGCAGCAAAAGCAGAAAAGTGGGTGCTGGTTATGTGCCTATCGCCGGAGGAGCTATGAAATATAACAGTCTACTTTCATGCCTATCTTGTGCAGCAAACAACGGGGAGTGCCAATACAAAGTCGAGGGTCGGCCATACCCAGCGCGGGGACACTACAATATCGCGTGTGGCGGGTGTTTGTATTACGTTCCGAAATGCGAAATATCTGAGGTAAAAGGAGAACGGTACATTACCAATAGCGCATAACGCGCCGATAAGCGGCGGAGCAGGAAGCCCCGACAGGGGCCGGACGGTGAAACCGTCCGCTTGATTGGGCTGGTTCAAAAGACTTTGCGCTGCCCCGCAGGGGCATAGGAGGACAGATGGCATGCGAGGAATGTGAGTGTCTCAAAAAAGAGGCCGACCACGAGAACGCCCGAGCCGTTGAGATGGGCAAACAACTTGAAGAGGTTGCACGGGAAGCAAAAGGGTTGCGCGAAATGATAAAACGCAAACTCCTATGGACGGATGGGGAGATTGATAGTCTGATTGCCGATTCGCGCAAAGTCTTTTGAACGACTGAGGTCAGCCGCCCGTCTTTTGGGTCGGCTGGAGCGATTGGTTCACTGGCACCGGACCCCGCTCTTGCCCGCAGCTAAAACCTTGTTGACAACATAACTAGTTATGATAATATATACTCAACAAGGAGGTGAAAAAATGCACGAGCTTTATGTTCGATGGACAGGGCGGTCGGAAATGGTGCCCCACAAATGGTATCGCACGCTGCAAGCGGCGTGGATGGCCTTCCACCGGATGCGACAGGCCCATGATTACGCAGCCTGTGAGATCCGTGACGAAAAAGGGGAAACCGTGGCGAGGTGGTCGAAATGACTAAAGATGAGCTTCGCAAACTCATTACTGGTCTGGACGATGACAACCTCCGCACCCTGCGGGCGATCATCAACGGCAAACTCGGAAAGCGGCAGATAACCCCGGAACAACAAGCCGCCATGCAAGAGGGACACAAAAAGCGGGGACCTTAAGCGGGCGGTGCCAGTGAACACGGCGCTGAACCGCCGTCTTTTTGGGCGGCTTCCAGCGACTTGGTTAAACCAGCGAAAGGACCTCACATGGACAGAGCGGATCAGCGACAATTAACCGAATATTGGCATAAAAACACCCACCACCTGAACGAGCAAATTGATGATGCGTTCAAACTGGCGCAAGACCAGGCGTATGAACTCGGATTAAAGCGGGGCATGGCAGTTACGGCCCGCGACCTGGAAGCTGCAACAATTGAAGTTGGACAACTCAAACAGGGCATGTGGCAAATAAAAGACGCTGAAATTGCTAGATGGAAAGACGCTTACGAAAACATGCGTGATTTTGCCGTAAAAGGCGGTTTGGATATTACCTGCTACGGGCCAGAGTCGGTTTAACGGGGCGGGCTGAGGAGCCCCCGAAGGGGAGTCTCTTCCAGCTGCTGGTTCGGGACGCGAAGCGGCCCGGAGCAGCAGCGCTCCTCAGCCCGCCCCGTTCGATCCGCGTAGCGGGTCGAACGACC